CGATTTAGCCATATTTTATCTAATTTTGCGTTTAGTAAAATAGCTGTAAGTTATGCTATATATGGCCTACAGGGCATTTTATAAGAAGTGCGAAGTGGAGGTTACAATCCTGAATCTAGGAATATCTCGCGGCGACGAGACCCGCGGCTACCCGCCCCCTCCGGAGTACCTATTGACTTTAGTGGAGACATATTTAGAGACCTAATCGGTAACCAATTCATCGTGCAAACTTCTCTCTAATTCGGCTAACATAAAAATTAAGATTGTTATTGAATTCCGTTGTTAATCTTTGTATCACAGTAGTTTGCATGATAGTTATATTCTCTGGCTTCTTAAACAACTGTGCGATACCTGGCCCATATAGCTGCTTGACTGGTAGACTATGCTTAGTCTTGCGTGCATACACAGCCATATTACTACTACCGTGTTTAACTGGTGCTATAAACGTTCCTCTGTATAGCTTGTTCACTCCCCAAGCCTTAGCCACCACGCCCTTAGCAGCTTGTCTAGCTTTGAATGCTATCAGTTTCAAAGGACTGCCAACTGCAGTAATAGCAGCCCAAAGCTTCTTTGGATAAGCCTTTTCTTCTACCATCTTGCGCTTGATATCACTTTGCTTGGCATTCATCATTGGCGCTATGTGTTTGGCACTTGCAGCTTTGCTACTTACAGCAACACGGTTCAGTGTCCGTGCTACCGCTTGCGGATAAGCTTGCTTCTCCAGATCACTTAATTGCTTCTGCAATTGTTTTAGATTTGATTCAACTGATATTTCAAACATTGCTAATACCTTATTTACCTTCTACATCAACCCTAGTTTAATCTTAACCTGATATTTTGAGAGCATTTAGCCAAGGATTTTTACATCTTGATTACCGTGGATGAGACGGACTTCCTTGCGCGTTGGTAAGATTTGATAACTTGGCTTGCTCACATAATCTTGGCGATTATACTGATCAGTATAGCATAAATTCAGATATCTGTTGCATGCTAAAGTGTTGCAACACGAGCTATTTTGTTGCAACACCGAACTTCTTGATTTGTCTAGCATTCAGAGTAGTCGCTATTTTAGTACATGCTAAAACCCACTTTCTCCAGGCAGTAGTTCGATCACAGCCCAACTCCCAGCAAATGCTCTTCCAATGCTGTTTTTTAGCTCTTCTCCAGATTAATTTACGCTCCTCCACTGTAACCCAATTTATCCAATCAAAGGTTTGTTCTAGCCTTGTGATTGCCTCTGGAGTCGCCAGTAACCGCTTAGTCTTCTTCTCCTGGAATAAAAGTTCATTCGGACTGTAAATTATATCCGGCCATGAATTAAAATAACCTCTCTGCTGGGCTGACGGTAGCTTTTTGAGCGTTACAATTGCCTCCTCAAAGTGATCTTCTACCAGCTTTGCAGTCCATTTAGTTTCTTCTGTGCGACAAACATTATCGTTTGAATTAGCGCTCATGCTTTATCTCCTAATGAATTTTTTTATGGAGTTGATTCTTTCTTTGTACCGCTAGGTGCATTAACCCAAGTGCGTCAGCCTCGTTATCATCAGTTGGGCTATGGCCTAGAGTCCTAATTCTTCAATCACCTCCAATTTACTGGCATTGCCTTTACCGGTGATGAACTTCTTGATCGTACCTACCGGAATGCCCTGATAGGGTATTTGAAGCCTCTCACACCATGAGGTGAGATGGCTCAAAAACCCGCCATAGGCATGGGCAGCATCCACTCCCAAATGACGTCTTACCTCCTCAAAATAAACAATATCTACCTGCGGTAATTGATTTAACCACTGCTGAAAGTGCAAATATCTCATTCCGCCGCCTTGGAATCTATCCTGCTTGAAACTCACGCTACCGCTAGTAATGCCAAACTCATTCCTGATAGCCCAGCCAGTAGTAGTGCCAAGGTCAATTGCAAGGATAGTTTTAGTTGTTTCTTCTCCAAAATAATTTTCTTCTTTGTTCTCGTTTTTCTTTTCCATTTTCATTCTCTCTTTTTCTTCTCCGATTTAAAATTTAATCAATCATCCTCAAATCTTTTTTTTGGAGTTGATTTTTTAATATATAAATATAGATATTATCCGTAAGGATATATCTATATATATTTATATATAAGGATTGCTGCAAACTGCAAACCAGCAGAAATACTAGCTTTCAGAGTCTGCGGAAATTCTGCTAACCGCAAACCAGAACATATTTTAAAATTCCTTATATTTACTGGCTTTGCAATCAATCTTAGCATTTGCAGATCCGCCCCGGTTTGCACTGCAAACCAGCAATTCCTGCAAACCAAAATCAGTTTTATATATGCTCATTTTTTTACCTCTTTTATCTCCTCAGCATTTCTTGATTGACGACATTTATAGTGAGTTGGATAGACGGGTATTTGACCTCTTCCTTTTACCTCAAGACGCATACCACTAACATACATATATCCGTATTTAGTTATTGGCAATTTAGGTAAATCATAGTCTTGCCAATTTCTAAAAAACTTGATAAATTTTTTAGATGCAAGTACTTCAAGTCTTTCATTGATAGCTCTCTTACTGCCAAGCTTATTCTTTCCTGCTCCTTCAAATGCTTCACAAAATGCATTCATTGTATATACTCGACCATTTTGAAAGGCTTCATCAAGGATTATATTAAGAATCTCATTACTTTTAGCATCTCTCGCATCATCCCATTTAGTAGTGCGTTTTGCTATATCTGTAAGGCGACTATAATTATTGTCTCTTACAAATATCCCATTCTCCCAATTAACATAGATTTTAGTTTGAGATGCAGCATAATTAGACTTCTTGAGAGATAATTCTCGTAAACCTGATGGAGCGTCATTATCTTCTACCCATTCAAAATACCATCTTGAACGAACTGTATTATTCCATGCAGTAGAACCACCTGTGCCAGTTTTTCTCTGCAAACCACTATCAGATGGATGAGCACAAATTAAAACTGCAGCATTTGCATCTCTAGCTATTTTAGCACAACAATTCTGGATAAATTGCCTTACGTGAGTTCGATTGTTTTCATTACCACCAAATATATCCGCAGCAGTATCAAGAACTACCAAGTCTGGTTTAAATTCTTGGATATCTTTTGCAAGTTTATGAAAAAAGTTGGTAAGATTTCCTACATCTTTATCACCAAATGTCATGAGTAAATTATCTTCACCAACTCTTGAAACATATCTTACGTTGTCAAGATCTGACATTGAAAGTCCTAACTGTCTGTTGATATCATGTAGCCTACACCATACTTCATTTTCATCATCTTCGCAGAGCAATCCATAAACTCTCATAGGTTTGGTAGTATAACCTAACCATTCTTTGCCAGTTGATACAGCAGTCATAAGTTGCAGCATAAGGAGCGATTTACCAACGCCGCCGTCTCCATAGATTGCTGTGACGCAACCTTTTGGCAACCAATCAGGAATTATCCAATCTCTTTTTGGAGGAGTACCAATAAGATTTTTGGGATTGATAGCTTTTATTTTATTAATATCAACATTATTGTTAATGCTAATATCAACAAACTTTGCTTGTTTAATAAACGCGTTAACATCTATTCCTTGTTCAACAGCATCTGCCGCATCCCATTTGTCTATTTTACCTTCTGGTATATCGATAATCTTTACTGACTTAACGCCGATCTGAATAAGTTTTTCATACGCAGATTGTGCGTATTGTTGTCCAACCTGATCGTTATCAGGCCAAATGATTACTTCTTTGTCTTTTAATGGTGACCAATCAGTTTTATCTAGAGGTGCTTTTGCTCCAAACATCGCGGTAGTAGTACAAATACCATTATCTATAAGTGCTTGGGCACATTTCTCACCCTCAGCTAAAATAATAGTCTCTGATTTTGCGATGCCAGATTGATTATAAAGAGGTCTGTTTGTTTCAGGGGCTTTATATACCTTGTTGATAGCATCATATGGCCTAAACTGTTTACTTCTCCCTTTAGGATCATAACGAAATACTGTAGCTATAGTCTTGCCGTCAATACCAGTGTAATCCCACTTAGCAGTAGGCGTTCCTAAATCATCATTAGCTGCTACCTTATTAGCAGATGCCTTTGTTGCAGATTTAACCCTAGCCTGAGAGGGCACATAAATGCCCAACCAGTTTGTCATATCTGCCATTAACTCAGGGAAATTTACCCTGGTATCAAAGCTCCGCTTTCTAGCCCAAAGCTCAAATATGTCTCCACCTTCACCAGTTGCAAAATCCTGCCACATTCCGGCTTTGTCACCTCTAAGCTCGATCTTCATACTTTCACCACATTCACCCTGAATATTTCCTACATGGAACTTGCCATGACGAATCCTTCCGTTAGGGAATAGATGGCTCAATAACGAAGGTAACCTACCCAATAGCTGACGACGTATTTCTTCTGTTGGTACAGCCTCGTAAAAAGGCTGCCCTCCTGTAATATTGAAGTTTAAATTAGTACTCATAATTGCTTCTCCTATGACCAAGTTTGGTGAATTGAATTGTTAACAGATTGTTGCTTAGGTTGTTGATGGTGACCCTGCGATGTATTACCATTCTTAACCATTGCGTAATCCTTATGATCAGGGGTAATTGCAGTTTTAAGCTCATTTTTCTGCTCACCATACTGGTTAACGTAGGTCTCAATCTTAGCAATAAACTCAATGCCATCTAAATCAGCAAAGCTTTTTACTTGTCTTGCTGCAACTGCTTTTTCAGAATTATCTTTAGCTGATATTCCTCGTGCAGAATTAAGTATCGATCTGATAAACTGGCGACCTATAGTTGACCATTCTGGCCCTTTTTGGCTATGCAAGCCAATTAAGCTCCACACCTTACGTTTAGCATATTGTCCCTCTAAAACAGTAAATTCTGCATCGAGATATATAGCTCCAGTTGCAAGAGATTTAGTAGCGTATCCACCAGTCCAATTCTGAGACTCGTCGTTATAGCCACCTGGTTTGATAGTCATTCTTACTTTAGCAATAGTTCCGCCTGGAATTATGCTATAGTCGTTATTTAGTTCTTCTAAGTTATTAAAGTCATTCCATATAGTCATGATTATGCTCCTTTTGTTCTATTATTGATTGTCATTGGTTGGTAGTTTGTATTATCGTTATTAGCCTGCTTGACATGAGTATGTTTAGCAAAATACCGTAACCCTTTAGGTGTTATATAAGTTTGATAATATGCTTGATCATCAACTACATTTGACCTAATCACAAACAAACCTTGATCCCTATAACGTTGATATGGCACTAATGCTCTTCCTTGATAGAATAAATAATGATCTTTCAATGAGTTGATGAACAAGTTTGGATTAAGATCCAAGGCTCTTGCGGCATTCTGTAGGTTGTAGAATCCATCTGAATTTATAAAATTATCATAAAAATCTACCTTTGGCTGATCGTCTGCTACTTTATCTTCAAGCTGTATAACTCTATCTGTATAACCAAGTAAAAGATTATGAAGAAGTTTAGTATCATTCAGGTCAATTTGCTGGCCATAGCTACCCGTCTCGCGTATCGTTGGCAAAACGTCCGACGTAACCCACTTTTTAAATTTCTTAGCTTCAGCTTTTCTACTAGAAAATGTTAAAGAATATAAACCTGATTCATTTATAATGGCTAATTTCTGCGATCCTCCAGAAGTATTCACATTCCGAATACCCTTTTCATCTTCGTCTAATATTCTAGTTGCATTAGTAGTTAGATGGTACCCTAAAATAGTAGCAACATCACCCGCCACAAACCAAGGTTTTCCTCTTTCATCAAGAATTACCCTTACAGAGCTCCCCTCAAAGTTAAAGATTTGCGGTAAGTTGTCATTCATTGACTTTTTTTCTAGTTTTGTATTATAAATTTTGTGTATACTCATTGTTGTTCTCCTAGTGTTTGAGTTATTAAATGTTGATTCTTGGCTGCTAATGGTGATTTGATTTTTTCCATTAATTTGCCGAGATGAGGTTCCTCGATCATTCCTAACCTTCCAGAACGATCTTTAGCTGGGAATCCATATGGATTAATAGTATGATTGATAAAAACTCGGTAAGTTGATTCGATGCTTCCATTGCTACCATCACCTACTTCAGCCATTGTTATCACTTGATCCACAATTCCAGGTAACTCTAAGCCTGTTTTACTTCCTTCAATTTGAGGCGAGTAAAATCTTCTACCAAAGTCATCTGTCTTCTCGTCTAATATCCCTAAGAACCAAATATTCTTTTCACGAATATGTTGGAGATGAGTTAACCAACTAATCATTTCTTGCCCCTGAAGGCCGTAAACTCCTCTTATATCCGGCTTGCCAGTCTTATCACTAAAAGCTTGCGGCTGAGATTTACACCACTGAAAGCATAAGCGTCCAGCCACTGTCAGCGAGTCAACAAAAATGGTCTCATATTTATCTATAGCCTTTGGATCACCATATTGCTTACAAGCAAACTCATAATGAGCCTGCGAATAAGCTTGTGTATCAGACAGAGCAGGATTTGGGCCGCCAATAAATACAGCAAAATCTCTACATTCAGCCCAAGTCTTAGGACGGATTGTGTCTCCGCTCCAACCTTCAATCGCTAGATCTCCGGCTTCAAGATCAAAAAATAGGGTAGTCTCTGGATCTAGAGTCCAAAGTAGAGAAGTTTTACCAATCCCACTTTTACCAAAGATACATCCCTTGATACCTTTTCTTTGTGCTAATCGTTCCTCAGCACTAATAATCGGCAGCTTGTTCATAATGTCCTCCAATTAAATTTGTTTTATAGTTATTAATATTGCTCGTATCGTTAATTGACTTTTTGAGTGCTACTATTCCATCTATCCAATCTTTTAGATTTTCTGCTTCAGCTAATGCTTTATCAGCCTCTCTAGCAAGTTTTGCTATATCTTCATTTGGAAGTGCGATAATGTTCTCAATTGGCATCTTAGCAATATCGCCTATGCTTGTTTTCGCAATTCTATATCCTTCAAGCGTAACTTTTCTTGGATAAAAGGTATTACTTTCTTCATAAGCTTCTATTTGATCAAGCGGATAAAAAAACCTCTTTCTGATTCTTATGCGTGGCAAATTATCGTCATTATGTAGCTTGATAATAGGAGCCATAGAAACATTCCATCTTTTGCTTAAGTCTTCTCTTGAAAGATATTTTTTAGTTCTTTGTTGTATTTGCATTTTTATTCCTCCTATTGATTTAAGTTGATACAACAGGGGTAGTATAAAACATTAGCTCCCAGACAATTGACCAGACAGCTCCCAGACAATCGACTAGAAAAGCAAAAAAACAAAAAAAAATGAAAGAATTTTTATGAAAAAATACGAAGATTTGAAAATTTAATGAAATTTATTGGAAATAATTTCAGGAATAAAAATTCCTGAATGATCATATTATATATATGTAAATAGGAAGAATTTTATCTAAATAGTTAAAGTGGAGTAAGCAACAGTGATTAGTTTAGATCTAGCCAATAGTATCCTTTATTATCATATTTTATAATAACTCCTAAAGCAGGGTTTTTTCCATTTCTTGAGTGAAAAATAGAGCTAATAGTGCTGTGCCTTGAATTGGGACTAATCACAGCCATTATTTCATCTTGATGCACTGGTTTTCTTCCAGCATTATATAGATACTCTACCACTTCAGCTTCTTTCTTTGTGAAGGTATAGCTTATGCCCTTTATATAGCCGCTACGAAATCCATCGCTAAAGCCTTCGTGTTGAATTTTTTTACCCATTTTTTCTAAGATAAAATCTTGATTAAAAGAGACGTTCCTATGATTGTTAATCAAAACGTCTCTAATATCGAAGTAAACATGGTTTGACGGCAAAGCAAAAGATTTTGGTATCGGATAACGTTCAATGGCTAATATTAATACAGGTGTTTTTGTATGATACTTATTAAGATATTGCGCTAAGTCTTGATATATTTTATCCGAGGTAATGCAACGCACAATCATTATTGTTATTTTATGCTGATTGAAATATATATCGCCAAGGCTCCAAATAAAATTATCTAATATGCAATTATATCTATGATCTTCGCCAGCGCCTAGTCCGTATAAAATATTTTTTAGAGACCAGTCAACAACGCTAATATACATTCCAATCTTACGCTCATCTATTTTTCTCCGATGGCCTCCACCCAAATCATAATAAAGTTCTCCATTAACAGCATTAACTTCTTTATAAGCCATTTTATGACCTGTAAAAACATAAACATCTTTTAAATAAGGTGCTTGTTTTAAAGCTCCACATTTAATTAACTCATCAGCATGATCTTTGAATGACTCGTATAAAAAATCAGCTGTCACTTTAGAATCATTATAGCTTAGTATTCTTAAAGCAGAGATAAAATGTTCACCTAAATATTTTGTGGTATTAGGCATAGCTTATAACTCCTCTATTAGATCCCACATTTTCAAATATTTATTAATAAGCAATCGATCTTCAAGAGAATTACTTTCTAAATTACATGTATTAGGAGATACTATAGTTGCTGATAAGAATTTGGTAGTTCTAGTTATTTTATCCGGTTGGAAACGAAAGGAAAGAGTTGCACGAATTAATTTACAATCTGTTTGTAAGGGATTGTAAGCTTTAAACATTTTTTCTGCTGTAGTATATATTGATTCCTGTTGATTAATTGGTACCTCGATAGCAAATGTTGCAATATTATCTGGTTCCTGAAGTAATAGATACAGAGCCTTAACTGACTCAATTCCATCTTCTGGTAAAGTTATAAAATCATAAGGCTTAAGAAGATTGTCAAGTTTATAACGCATAAGAGATATATCTCCTGGATTTTTGCTAGAACTTAATAATGTGTTTGCAAATGCTTTTGCAATGGCTTCTTTACATTGTTTGCCTTTTGAAATAATGTTTATTTGTCCATCGCTTGGTTCATATGTAATAACTAGCTCTTCTAGAGGATTGATAGTTTCATGGATTATATCGTCCTCCATAAATTTTTTATAAATAACGGAAGAGCCTTCATAATGGATAATTATTTGAAACGACTTTGAATCATTCGAATAATCACTAGTTAGGTAGCGATTAAAGATTTCTATTTTTACTGACTCGTTGACATCAAAAAGATTTTTAATTTTTTCTTCAAAAGCGGACAGATGCTCTGAATTTTCTAAGATATCAATATGTAGAGGCCCAATAAACCCATCCGATGTACTGTCTTTTAAGTAAAGATCTGCATTTCTAATATGTTCAGCTTTTGTAAAATTCTCATAATCATATAAGAAAACCCATAAAGAACGTTGATAAATATTTGCTATCGTATGAAATGTTTTGTGATCAGTCACTATACTTTCTAAAGCCGCTTGTCCTGCTTCATCAGTCATTTTTAAAATTTTATCAACATCATTAGCTACTCTCTTCTTGTCAAGTATTCCAAGTTCATCAATAATTTGTAAAAGTGGCAGCAGAATTTGTTTATTACTGCTATTCCAATCGAGCTTTGCTGTAGATGGCAGAAATGAGAAATACTCTTTAAGTAAGTCAAGAGGTGCATGGCGGATCAATTGAATAACTCTAGCTGACATAAGTAACTCTCCTTTTTAAGCGCGTCTAAATACTCAACCAATAATAGAGTAATCTATGTTTTTAATTCTTACAATAGTAAAAAGTGGAAATTTTAGTAGAAAATTATTTTTGCGTGTTTGTTTGTAACTTAATGCATAAGGTCACAAGTACGCTAAGGAGAAAGTAATAAATGCTTTGTCTATTACTAAAAAAGAATTAATTTGTAGTGTCAATCAAAGAATTAAGCATCTCTAAGAGGTATTCTTGATGAACTATTTTTGGTAAAACACAAGAAATCTTTAATTTTTCTAACATCTCTTGTTTATTTATAATTACTTCAAGATGCCCAGTATATAGAATGATTGGAATATTATCGAAATATTCATCACTTTTGATAGCATTTATAACATCAATGCCGGAGATCTCACCCATCATTAAATCTATTATGAACAAATCTGGCTTATCATATTTATCCTTAGATTCTACATATCTTATCGCTTCTGCAGGATCTGTAATTGAGGTCATTCTATATTTAGATCCAAATAACATCATCTCAAGTGACGTGTGAATTACAGGTTCATCATCAACTAATATAATATGTTTTTTCTTACTCATGATCTAAATTAACTCTAATATTTTTAAACAATGGATCAATTATAAATCATTCTGTAAATCTCGATCCTTATACATAACTAATAGTAGAGCGTAATTATACCTCGAGTCAATACATTATTAATTAAAATGAGCTAGAAGTAAAATTCATTCAAATATGTTGCAACAAAATACCTATTGCAAAGCGTTATATTTAGTAGTCTTTCGTATATTATTACTGTATAATTAAATGTTCAAATAATTAGAAATATAGTGAGTGTATAGTCATGAACAGTAATCCTAATAAATATAAATTCATACCTGAATCTTTGACTGCCAACGAACATTTAAAGGAAACTGCTTTTTTACTCACAGTGGCAATTCGGAGACTGGTTCGCAGAGAAAGAGAGCAACTCTCAAAAAATTCTCTGGACTTCAGCTTCAAATGGAGCGTTACTGCTGGAGACAACAAGATTAGGAGATAAAAATAATGAATAATAATATATCTGCATCAGTAATAAAACAAGTAGTTGAATTAGAGTATAAATCAGCTGCTGAGCTTAGAGAAATTTATAATAATCTATTTTCAGATACAGCAAATTGCAATGCTGGTAAGGAGCATCTGATCCATAAGATTGCCTACCGAATACAGGAATTAGCTTATGGTGGATTAGATGAGGCAACGAAACTTGCTCTTGAAGTAGCTGCAAAGGGTAAAAATGTTTTTATTAAGGCAAAGCATGAGTGTTTATTACCAGGAACTAAGATCTGTAAAGAACATAATGGCATTACACATCAAGTAGAAGTCGTATCAAATGGCTTTGAATATAATGGCAAAAAATGGTCTAGCCTCTCTGCTGTAGCTACATTTATTACTGGTACTAAATGGAATGGGCCAAAGTTTTTTAATTTGAGAGGATAGTGAAATATAAGATTATGAATACGCTAGAATATAAGAATAAAGTTAAAGTAAGATGCGCTATTTATACACGGAAATCTAATGACGAAGGTCTAGATCAAGCTTTTAACTCACTAGATGCTCAGCGTTTATCTGGAGAAAGCTATATTGCCTCTCAGGCTCATGAAGGTTGGGTATGCCTGCCGACTCAATATAATGATGGTGGATATTCAGGCGGAAATATCGAAAGGCCAGGGTTGCAAAGGCTTTTGCAGGATATTAAAGATAGTAAAGTTGATTGTATTGTGGTGTACAAAATAGATCGTTTAACTAGATCATTATTGGACTTCTCTAAAATAATTACTTTACTAGATGAACATAAATGTAGCTTTGTAGCAGTTACTCAATCATTCAATACAAGCAACTCAATGGGTAGATTGATGCTCAATGTATTACTCAGCTTTGCTCAATACGAAAGGGAACTAACTTCAGAACGTATCAGAGACAAATATGAAGCTTCAAGTAAACTAGGCATCTGGATGGGTGGCTATCCACCACTAGGTTATGACCCAAAGGATCGTGAACTTATCATAAATAACAAGGAAGTAAAAATAGTTGAGGCTATTTACCAAACTTTTACCGAGACGGAGTCAGTGGCTGATACGGTAAGAGCTATGAATGGATTAGGTCATAAAACTAAAACTTGGGGTTCTGAAAATGGTAGAAGCTATAATGGAGGAGTGTTTACTAAAAGAGCAGTGCTCTATATTCTGCAGAATCCAGTTTATGCAGGTAAGATATCACATAAAGGTAAAATTTATCAAGGTAAGCACCAGCCCATTATCAAGCCAGATAAGTGGGAGAAGGTACAGACAATCTTTACTCGAAAAGAAGATAGAGTAATTAACTCTGCTACGAGAATCTCAACGCCTCCCTTACTTAAAGGTATTTTTTATTGTGGTTGTTGTGGATCTAAGATGACTCCAACTTATAGCATGAAGAAGAATGGTGCAAAATATCGCTATTACATTTGCTCAAGCAAAAATAGGCTTGCTAATGAGAATTGTGCAGTTGGTAACATTACTGCTGCTGAAGTTGAAAAAACTGTTACTGAGCAAGTGCTAAGATTATTAGCTAAACCTGAAGTTATTGCTCATGTAATAGCAGTTAATGCTAACTCAGAAGAAGCGGAAAGATTAGAGGATATTCAGATAATTAAAGCTCTGCAAGCAACAAGCAAGCTCTGGGATGAATTGTTTCCAATTGAGCAAGTTAGAATCACTCACCTTTTAATAAAGCAGGTGGTTATATCAGAAGGTAAGCTTGATATTAGCATCCATGGTGACGGTCTCAATGAACTTGGTAATGAATTGACTGATGGGGCAAACAAGCTAAATTCAAGTAAAGCTACTATACCAAAAGCAATAGGAGTAGCAGCATGATTGAGCAAATTCAACAAATCCTAGAGGAAAATATATTCACCATCTCAGTGCCAATTAAAATCAATCGTAGAGGTGGTAAAACCGCTACGATGATTCTACCGAAAAACGTACCAAAAACAGAAGATAAGCCGCATTATGATTATGCTCTGATAAAAGCCTTTGCTAAAGCTTATAAATGGCAGCAGATTTTGCAGAAAGATGCTACAATGTCTTATGGTAAGCTGGCTGCAAAGGAGAAGGTAACTACCGGTTATGTCAGTCGTATATTAAGACTTAACCAAGTAGCTCCAGATATTGTTAAAGCTATTATGGAAGGTAGGCAATCACGAGAGCTGAAAATCCAGGACTTTATGAATAAGGGGATTCCGGATTTATGGGAGGAGCAGAGAGAAATGTTTTTGACTTAGGGCATAACAATATAAATGCAATAATTTTATTAAGTTAAAACTCGTCGTGGCCATCATGAGTGCTACCACCAACAATTTTACATTCTGGCAAAGAAATTTCAGACCTCATATTTTCAACAATGAGATTCATATATTTTTCTCTATATTCAACTAATGGGACCAAATATGTTGATTTACCAAAAATTTCAGATTCAGAAGTTAAGACAATAAGCTCTTCTTCAATACCATGTTCCGGTCTCAAAATTGCAGCTGTTATGCGAGCTATAGTATGTTTATCAGCATTACTAAGCTTATACTTATTACAAAGTATATCGTACTTCTCTTCTAGATAGTCTTGCTTATTTTGTAAAGTATAGTTCTTAGTCTTTGGGTTTCTGTCTAAATTATATAGTCTAAACATATCATGTATGTACTCTTCCTCTCCATTAAATAATGGATATAGAAATATAGGTAAGATAGTTTCACTATGTATCTGGTTTTTTATA